CATTGATGCCATCAGTGACAGAGCATGTTCTGGTGTCAGCTAGAGTGGTCTCGCCAAGCTGCCGAATTCTTAATCGAACCGTGGCTCCACTTATGTCGATCGGCGCCCATGTATCGCTATTGTCTTCATCCAATACAACGCCTGATGCTGCGGTGTTTTTATCTTTTAGCCGCAGGGTAAGCTCAGGGAGCGTGTCCCCAACCACTAGGTTTAATGTGTCTGAATACGCCATTAGATAAACTGCCTATATCTGACTTTGAGAGAGCCTCCAGAAAACCCGTATTTGACCTGCCGAAGCGCCCTACCTACCTCACGCTCGAACAACATTTTGTTGTTGGACGCAGCGGACGGGTTGGTAAAAGACTGCCCTGGCATCATTTGGAGCCGGTATATAGCCCCCTGAGCAATTGCCTCCCTGTTCTCTCGACCAACCGTATCGGGAATGCTCGATGAGGTAGGAGAAGGCTTTAGTGAATAAAGAACCCGCAGGGTGTCGGTGGCGGCGGGGATTGGCGCAACGAAGAATGCAGCGTTGTCTCTTTGGCTATAAAAAGAGGGAGTGCCTTGAGTCGCGCCGTCGCCAACCATCTCTAATAGGTTGGGATAGCTAACGGGTTGTAGCTTTAGATTATTTGCGAAAACATCAGTGATGTAGTTCAGTTCAGTCCCGCTAGGGATCGAAACCTCATACTCATTAATGCCTTTGATCACAGACACTTCTTCCGGCTCAGGGATGTAAACCCCCGTCCGTTTGCAGAAGTCGATCGCAGAATCCCGCACAGCTCGCTCGATGATGAAATCCGGAGCGCCGTGGCATTCTGGTCTTACGATTTGCGCGAAATCTACAAACTTCATTAGCCGCGTCCTGCATTAGCATCAGGTGTGCCAGGTATCGGCGCTATCGCGGCATCCGCTTGGGTCTTTATGCCCAATGCATTAGAGAACCCCTGATAGTGCATCATCGCTCTCTGGGCATTACCGGCGAACTCGCTATCTTTCTGGTATGCGCGGTAAAGGACGTAATCCAAGATTGCGTTTGCGTACACATCATCCAAGCTGATAACAGTGGTATCAGAGGAAAAGTCGCTGATCGAAATATCGCTAGGGGCTGCGCTATAAACAATCTCTAAGTCGAAAGCGTTTGTTGCCTTCGGATACACATAGAAGTGCTTAGGGTCTGCTGGATCGAAAATAAAATGCTCGATCTTGCGTGTAGCGTCCGCCGCGGTCTCATGCCAGTTTGGCAAAGTCTCATCGAGAATCTTTCGATCTACTTGAGTAATTGCTCGACCACCGACGTTACGAATAACATCAACCAGCCGTAGACCCGTTGTTGGTATGGTTTGCTTACTGCCGGCAACACAATCAAAAGTTGCGTCGTTCTGCATGTTCGCGTCAGGTCTATGAAGTACAACTTCTTTCTGAGCGTCGTTAAAAAACTTCAGCAGTTCTGCGTTAGGAAACCTAACATTAGTGCTGTCCTGTAAAATAATTGATGCTCGATCAATTATGTCTACGACTTTAGTTGTCGCCATCGTCGGTCTCCCATTCAATTACTTGTAAGTCGGGGTTGCCGGCAAACAATTCGTTGTACTCAAATATGTTTCCGGTAATTACGTTCTTGACCCGCTTAGGAACAGGAGCCTTACGCTCTGCCTTCGGGTTGTCTTTTGCTTGCTGCAACCTATTAACCTGATCTTGAAGCTGATCTAGGGACAGCCGCCGGTCTAGTTTTACGTCGTGCTGATCTAACGCTTCCTGATAAAGATCGTCTTTCTTGGTTGCGGTCATCTTCAATTCACCATGTAGGTTGTTGTTATCGCTACAAGAGCGCTGAACAAAATCCAGCCAGCTCTTTCATAAAGTTTTGTTGATGCGCCACTTTTCTGTACAACAGTTTCAAGCTCGCGCTTTTGTTCTTCTAACCAGTCCAGCCTTTTCTCATGGCGGTCTAGACGCTTATGGATTGACACAACTCTTTCGTCCACACGGGCAATCTGCCCGACTAACTCACTGAGTTGATCGAGTTTGTTTTCAATCCGCTGGAGTCTGACCTCGCTTTCCATAAGAACGAGGGGAGAGCCGAAGCCCTCCCCTCTACCTATTGCTAGGTCCACTTACCGACTACGAGAGCGTCAGGTACTACGACCTTGCTTCCGTAAACTTTCAAGCCACGAACCTGGTCCCCGAAGGTAGATTCCATTCGGTTGGTTTCAGTGTTTGTGAATTGAGAAGCGAAGCTGATCGCTTTCGGGTGACCCGCGAGAACGTGGGTGTAACCGGCGTCAGAGCCTGATCCAGGCGTGTACAGCATGTTGCTTTGGTAAACCGTGAAGCGGTCAACAATGCCAACCTTGCCGTTACGCAAAGGAGACTCAGAGTCACCAGTTAAGTACGCTTGTCTAAGCTCAGACTGCTTTAGCAATGAGATGAACTCAGGAGATAAAACGATGAATCGTCCTTCCTCTGGAATGTTCAAAGTGTCTAATGCTGTAGACATGCTCAGGATGCTTGTCAGCACGTTGCTTGCAGTGATCGAGGCTTGCGACTGAATAGTCGTTGCGCCAGTAACCACGCCAGCCAACACATCTGTCTCGACAGCGACGCGCATGCCCTCGGCGGCGTCATCAGACGCCTTAGTGACGTAATCAATGTCAGCTTGCGCCTTCAAGATATCGTCGCCAAGGAAGCTGAAGTACTTCGCTTTGTCGATCAGAAGCTCAACCTTGCTGGTTGTTAGCTCTTGAGTTGTGATGGAGCCAGAGTAATCGTTGATCGTTACCGCTGGTACGGTTCTGATCACAACTTTGTCGCCCTGACCGGAGATTTCGCCTTCATAATCTGTGTTACTTATGGCGGGGAGTACTGAAGTTTTGTAGAACTTCGCTTGTAACAGTTTAGAGAATACCTCTGGGATAAAATTTACTTCAGAAGTAGTCCCCGTGCTGAATTGTGAAAAAGACATAACTTATTCCTTTAGCAAGAGTAAAAATTAAGTCCGGATTTGGTTTTGGGCATACGCCTCCAAGATTTCTGCCTGATGCTTCTCGAATTCACGATTAGGCATCTGCTTGATCTCTTCGACAGTCCAAGTTTTCTTTCCGGATTTTGTGTTGGTTTTTCGAGCTGACGGCAGCTTGGGTTCTGCAACCTTCCGCGCCTTCTCTAAAACCTTCTCTTGCGGCGTCGGCTCACCAACACCCAGATCTGCTTTGAACTTTGACAACACCGAAATAGCATCGTTAGAGCTACCCTCGTTTACCCATCGCTGGACAGTCGGAGTCTGGTCTTCTAGCCAATCATTCCATTCGGTCGTGACGATGAGATCATCGGCATCAGGATGGGCTGATCGGATTCGAGACCAGTGTTCCTCGATTTCGAGGTTTTGCTCTTTTTGAATTTCTATACGCTGCCGTTCAGCTAAAGCTTCACGGGTTTGTTGAACCTCAGTTTTCTGCTTCTCTAAAGCATCGAGCAGAGGACCAGCGATGTCAGGGTAGTTCTCCCTAACCTCATCTAATCTACTGTCCTTCTCTTCGTTAGCAGCCAACTGTTGACTTAACTCATCATTCATTCTCTGGAGATTCTCAAGATGTTTTCTGAGAGCAGAGGTTTCCTGCAAAGCTTTGGTCATTTTCGCCTGAGCATTTTTTACGCGTTGTTCTGCCTTAGCGACAGAATCGTCCAGTTGAGGTTCGCCGCGATCCTCTTCTGGCTCCTGAGCCTCTGCGTCGATTTCTTCAGCCGTGTCCACAGACTCCGTGGGGGCTTCTTGAAGCTGCTCTTCTGGCTGCTCAGAGGTGTCCGCCTCAAGACCGTCATCTTGATCGGGTTCTGAGCCAGCTTTCATTGCTTGCTCCATCAGTTCTCGCGCTTCGCGTTCTAATTGCTCTGGATCATTTCTCATCAATCGTTCCTTGGGTCCACTTCTGTGGAGAGTCCTTACATTTCGTAGCCAGGAGTACTCGATGGTGTCTTGCTACGGTTTAAAACGGCTTTCACCGTTTCCTCCAAACCAAGCATGAATCTGATCTCGCCGATCTTTCCTTGCTTGGCTCGAAAATACTTTTCATCCAACGTCTCTAAATCACGATGGGATTCCGATAATCTCTGCTCACATAACTGCATTAATTCCTCCCATTCCGGCATCGCCGTCAGGCGCAATATCGCTCTGGCTTGCTGCGAGGAGCATTTGCTGCTGCTGTTGTGCTGCTTGGATCTCGGCATTGATTTCTTCCTCCGACTTCATGAACGCTTCCGGATCGATGTCCATTGACTCTGCAATCTGCTTCAGCAATTGCGGTCTGTTGACTAGCATCTGATCTTCTGGATTTCCCAGTAACGACATGAATTGAAGCAGCCGCTGGGACTGAACTTCTTTTTGGATAAGGGCTGTAGAACCTCGTGCAACTACCTTTAAGTCGCCTTTGGATTTCTCGTTGGTTCCGTACTGCATATTGAAATGGAACAACGACTCGATCATTGGTCTGACCAAAAAGTCATCGAGGTTCTTAATCGTACTTTTAAGTGCGACGTTCGCAGCGCCCATGAGCATGCTTATGCCCGTAGCCGTCTTGTTCAAAGACTTGGTCTGCTCACCGTGGGTATAGCTTGGAAGGCTGGTTGTCTCATCTGCAAAACGACGGAAGATATCGATAATCGATGTAAGACCATTGGCATTAGCGATAGGCTGGAAGAACCTAACCGCTGGCATGGCGCCATCGCCACCCTCACGCAAAAAGACTCTCCACGGATGGATATCTGTCGGGTCTTCTCCCGCTGCCAACAGGTCAGAGTTAACCTCTAACATTGGACCGGAGGAGAGAGCCATGTTGTCTAGGTAGATGCGGGTCGCAGCATTCATTGTGCTTTGGCTGTCTCGCATCATGCGAGGGACACCTGTGCCCCAAAACTGATGGGGTGAGCGCTCATAGGGAAAAATTTGATAAGGGATCTTGTAACCCATCACTGGGTTCATCTGGATTTTTATTACCCGACCAGAGAGTAGCCACACATTACTGTCGAACTGCTGAGTAACATCAACATCGTCACCAAGCTCCACGCCATGATCTTCCAAGTCTTGCCCATCAATGCAGCCCCAATACTCGAGAACTTCGTACCTTCGAGACTCGCCTTGATCATTGATGCCCGATATTTCTCGGCGCGTTCTTTCGTGAGTCTCCTCTGTGTGATCTCCCTTACGCTGGGTCTTCACAATATGTTCGATCGTTTCACCGTCAAAACCTGGCAGGTCTTTAAGGTCTCGTAACTGGCGCTTGGTCAGGATGTGCCGGCGGAATAAGCCATCACAATCTTTGAGGTTGGTGCAGTAAGGGTCTGGGTACAGATCAAAGATAGACACCGATTCGATATCGGGAACAACCTTCTCGATCATTGCTAAGGCGTAACCGGAGTTGCCCTGCTCATCCATTACTCTGCTGTATGACTGGCTACGATCGATAGAGACGGTGCCGCTTTTCACAGCTCCGCTGCCGAAGATACAAGCCTCCATGATTGCAGACTTAATCTTTTGATCTGCGTTTGATTCGATGAGCTGATCGAGGATATCAACGGTCATCTCTTTAGCCGCCTCGTCAGCAATCTCTTTTTCTGCTTCGAGGAACATTGGCTCTAGTTCTGCCATGCGCTCCGCAACAAGATCACTCATCCCGTCTGCGCTCATAAGACCAGACGCCGCAGCCACTTCTTGGGTAGCCTGTTGACGCATCTCCATCATCTTTAATGGATCAATGGTTGGTCGAGGAGTGGGTTTGATTCCGAAGTAGGTATCCGACGCTTGGAACATCAGATCGACAATACGGCTGTATGCCGCCATGACCTTTGTTCTAGTCAGCCCTACGAAAACTTTTGATCGGGCGCCTTGGGAGTCCAGCCGTGCGATAACGTCAGGCTCGTACTGCCCGTTGTACTGACGCAGATCCATTAGCCACTCGTCTTCGATATCACGACGAGCGTCTTTATATTCGGTGTAAAGGTTTTTTAGGCGAGCGCCAAGGTTTGCAAGCTCTACGTCTTGAACCTCTCCGTCGCTATCGTTGTCGATGACTTCTTCCATCAATACCCTACTGCCGGATCGAAGGCTTTGAACCTATTTGCCACCACTCTTTCGCGAGGGCGTGGAAGGCTCTGTAATCCGTGTAAGGCAATGGCGTAAGCCATCAGACGGTCATCGTAACAACCGCTTTGGGCGTTGGTCCCACCCTTGTCATCGATAACGTAAGTTCTACATTCCGACACTAACTCCATGTCAGCGATGCCGGACTCGTTCTGGCGCAGTAGTGCCGCCAGATTATCGATGATCAGAGGCTTGGTTTTACTTGTCGTAAGAAAACCACCTCTCTTTGTAAGTCGATCTCCGTAGGCGTTGTCTACGCTCGATTCGATATACAGGTTCGGATATTGTAACTCTTGAAGTCTTCTTAGGGTAGTGAGACCGTGATTATTTCTTTCAACGATAACGTAGGCTGTATTCCACCTTTTTGCCAACGATAAGAGCAAATCGGCATACTGATACGGGTCTATATGTCCGTGCCAGCATGCTACTTGCCGACCCATAGAATCCAGTACTTGAGCGCAGGAATAGTCCCCGTGACCTAGCCCTTCAGCTACGTCTACGCCTATTACATAAGATTCATCTCGTGGCGTATCCCATTCTTTGTAAGGACCATTCGACCGCTCAAAGCGCTCAGAGTTTTTGAATTCGCCACAGAAGTCAGAGGTGTAGCAGTTTTCTTCTGCTTTCTGGAGACAGCCGTCTTCTACGAAACAGCGACCAGAGGTGAGGAAAGCTTCCAGCGGGGTCGAAGGATACTCCTGGCGGAATAAATCCGTGGAACCCAATTCGTCCAGCTTACTCCGCCGGAAGCAAAGTTGAGCATCGTCTAATTTGTACCTTCTGGCAAGCTCCTCTTCCTCTGGGGTCCGCTCAAAGTATGGATCGGGCTTCCTTCGATACTCTGGCATCCAGTACCACGGCACAAAGCAGACGATCCAGTCGCTCTCACCCCGCAGGGATTTCATGCATTGATCGTAGAACCAGCCTCCAGCGCCGTTGGCTGTGGACTCTAGGATTACCTCCGAGCCTACGTTACCTACCGTCTGGAGCAGTCCCGCTACAATATCGGAGCCAGCAGGATAAAACGCTACTTCTGAGCCGTGGACGAATCGGTTTGTTTGTCCGCGTCCGGTTTGAGTACTTCTTGCCGTCCCGACTCTGTAACGGGAGTTAAGCCCGTCAAAGACGAGCGTCTGAGCGCTCTGCGAAGCAAGAGGCGGCTTGAAGGCAGGATGAGGTACGTTCTCGTAGAAGTGACGCACCATGTTAAAGATTGAGTTAGTTGATTCCGCCAAGTGCGAAAGTACGAATGCGTTTGCATTTTTAGTTTGAGTTATCCTCCAAAAAAATCGCCCCTCCACATAGGTGGATATCCCCACCTGTCGAGCTTTTAAGACAAGAGCGCGTATACGCCCCGTTTTTTCTAGCTGGGCTTCTAGCTGCTTGTGGATAGCAAGCTGCCCAGGATTCAAGTCAAAGGGCTGAATCGCCCCTTCTTTCGTTACAACCTTCAGAATGTTTTTAGAGTACTTCGGAAAGTCATCTTTCAGTAAACGTGCGACGTTTTCGATGTCGTTCATATTGCAACGCCAAGTGGTTTAGACCATACTCAATCGCGTCACTGTGCTAGTTGACATCTGACCCTACGCCAGCCACACCCCTCCCTTCTCCAAGAGGCTGGTGCTAGGGTCACTCCTTCCTTTTCTCGATCGGTATTTCACCTTCGATAATCAGCTCACACCAAAATCTTAAATCGCCGTAACTCAATTGCTGCCTCATCAAGTTCACTACTTGGCACACCAAGACAACATTCTCTTTGGTATACCCCTGCAGCGGATCAATACGATCTAGGCTTAGATTCGTATCCCTGCGACCATCAACCCGATCAGCAATTTCAGTAGTCAAAGGAAGCTTAGTAACCGCGCAGCGACCCTCCTGTTCTGTGTAAAGTTCTCTTATATCGTCAACTTTTAGGTCATGGGACAGCCCACGACTCTTCGCGTTGGTCTGGCTAGACCTCAACACATACCGGAAGAATCCCTCCGGCGTAGACCACAGTACTTTTGACCGTTTGCGCTCGCATGCCTTGCAAAGGTGACGATTATCTCTGTACTCCTCTACGCTTTTCTCAATGCGGCATCGCTTGCAAACCCGACTTTCAGCGTCCAATCAGCACCTCCCGTAATACTTTCGAGGTCTGACATGGCTTTCCTAGACTCACCAACGCCTATGGAGTCTCCGAGTAAAGATCTGCCCACAGCTACACAACCCACTACATCCCGCGGGGTATTGCCAACATGGATAAGAATATGGGTTCGATCGGGCACATCATTCACATGCCAACACATCCCAAACTTGGGACTGTCCTCCCAAGTCATAGGGTACTCACCCTCTGGGATACAGCTCTTGAACGGGGTGTTGTCCAGCCACGGCTTCTCAACCGTATAGAAGTGCGCCACAGAAGCCTGTAAGACGCCTAACGTGCCTGTAGGGTGATAAGCAAACCTATCCAGTAACAGTGTCGGCATCTTTACGCTCCTTCTTCTTAGCGAATATGCGATCGTAGTTGTCACCAAACTTCTTGGCGTCTACTGGTCTACGCATATCACCCTTCCCGTAAAGGGTTTCCCTGTGGTCACATCGAGACTTCTTCACTTTGCGGGTTTCTTAACAGGCTTCTTTTTTTTCCTCCTCATAGGAGACATGCCCGATTTTTTATATGTTCCGTAACCCATAGTTATTTCCCCTTGGTTGGTTTTCTAGATTGTCGAGCCTTGGTTTGCGCTGTCTTCGACAGCTCAGAAAAATGGAACAGCCTTTTACTGCTGGAGCTATGTTTAGCGCCACTATGGATCTCGCCATTAGGCATCTTGTGATACCCACCACGATGCACAGAGCCATCCTTCATGTAGTGATTAACGCCCTTAGCCATAACTAACTCCTCCTCGATTTAGCGCCAGAACACTTCCAGCGCTTACGAGACAAGTTGTTCGGGGTATTGGGATCGTTCTGCTTTGCCTTCGGTAAACGCTTCTTAATGCCCAGCGATCGAGCGCAGTAGCTATCACCTTTAGCCGTTCCTGGCTTAACTCGCTTACCGCCGTCCTTAGCTTTACCCGCCTGACCGTAGGAAACCCTCTTCCCACGCGCAGTGACCTTGACCTTCGCCTTGCCTTTAGCCGGAGTAGCCACTATTTCTTCGTCCTACGTCTGCCAGCGGAACTAGCAGGAGAGGTAGCCTTCTTCTTGGTCGGCTTTTTCTTAGCCGTCTTAGCTGCGTTCCTAAAGTCCTTAGCCGTGGGCGCCCCTGGATCTCCAGCTTTCCGCATCTTCTTGCCCGACTTACGGCGCTTATGGATGTTTTCGTATAAAGACACTATGTACTCCTGTGTGTAGGTACTCTCAAAAAGACCGCCCCCCTCCTAAAAAGCACCCCCCACCCCCAACAAATGAGGATTAGGACCGCGATTAGGCAGAAAGCAGTGAGATCTCGCCTCCTCATTTCTTCCGGCACTCGCAAATAAGATGCGTACCGTACTGCCGGCATAGCTTTGTGTAGCTATCTAGGCACCTCACATGCTCAGGAGAGTAGTAATCCCACTGACTCCTCGCCCCCGTGGCACAGCCAGTGGCTAAGGTGAAGAGAAGAATTGCTGAAATCGTGCGCCAGATCGGGAGATTGTCT